CTTTTCTTTTTCGAATGTTAGATATGTTAAACATTGATTAATTGGTAATCTTGTAACTGCGTCAAATCTGTTAAGGTCTCCTTGAGCAAGAGCATAGATTGAACTATACCATCCCCATTTTTGTCCGAAGTTTGCTGTTGCAGAATATTCTGTACCTCCGTGTCCTTCTCCAAATAAGCTATCGTAGCTTTCAATAATTCGTTGCCTAAACGATAAAAAAAAACCGTTGCACCTAAACAAACATCTAACGGTGCAAACTTCATTACTTCTGCATACGTTATTGTTCCATTATAATCTTCAATCTCATACGTGCCATTTAAGCCTTTCTTTTTAATTGGTCTATACAATACTGCCATTGCTTTATGTATCTCGTCCCAATCGGTTATATACGTGTCTAAATCTGTATATTCTCCAAATGTCATATCTTCTAAATTAGGAATAAAACCAAATTCAGTTCCACCCATTTTAAATGTAGGTATAAAAGAATGATTCTGGTTAAACATATTTCCAATAGATGTAGTTATATCATTTACATCTTTATATTTAATTGAAGCAACTTCTTTTAAATCTATTCCACAAAATATCTGTACCATTTTTTGATGCAGAAATTCTGAATCTTCATTGTCTTTTGCTATCTTTAAAAAAGCCTGATACTGTGAAAGTTTTATTTCATTTAATTTAGTTGGTATTGTTATTTCTAACTTCATTTGTTTATTTTTTTATAATAATAAAATAATGTGTAAATTGTATTAAACAAAAAAAAGGCGTACATTTCTGTACACCTAATTTCCCTAACAATCAATTAACCTATTAACTAATCTCTTTTATATCTATTGCAAAGAAGTTTTGTGTAAACATATCTTTGAATAGTGTAATAACCATTTGTTCGTTTGCTGCTATTATTTCAGCATACTCATAATCTTTCTCGTTGTCAGCGTATCTGTACCAACCTTTAACTTCGTATTGTTTCATATTTGTTTTGTTTTATATTATGTACAAATATAATCATTTTGTTTTAAATACAATACATTTAACATTTATTTAACTATTCAAATAAGCACTTGCAACTTTATACATTTCCTGCATCTTTCTAATCTCACCTATATTACGTGGCAAATTAATAACCACTTGTATATCTTTAACGTGATGTATATAACATTGTATTACTGCAATTATTTCTCCGTAACTCATAATTTATGTTTTTATTAGTTAACGGTGATTATAGCCGTTATTAATGGTTTTAGTAAATAAAGTAATTTCCTTTGTTTGGATTCTCTAAATGTGATGTTGCTGCATAACGCATTGCATCTATTGCGTGATTATAAGCATCTATTGGTTTATTCATTTTTACTCCTGTCTTATCTGTTAACCAAATGTAGTTTCTTAATTCGTTAATTAGATTCTTACTTCTTGATGTAACATATATCTTGTTTTGATTGATTAAATTAATGCCATATACGATACTATCTTTTCCTTTTGATACAGGTATAACATTATGTCCATAACTATTCAACTCTGCTATTGATTTTGGTTCTGCACTATCAGCATAAACAATATCATTTACTTCATTTGCCTTTAATAGATTTGATATTTCACTATTTAATAATCCTTTCTTATAAATTATCTCATCAAATATATAAGCATCATTGTATTTATACATTGCAACTAAAGAAGTAGGGTCATTTGAATAACCAAAATCCATTCCATAACACAATACTCTTGCATCTGTAGGTAAATCTATTTCATTCCAATCTGTAATACATACACCTTCCAAACTACCTGTTTGTCCTAATCCATATACTTGCCACCAATTTGCCCAGTATGTAGATGTTAATGCTTTTACTTTAGCTGATTCTATTTCTTTTATTATAGTTTCACTTAATGCTTCATTGTCTAAATACGTTAATGTAATAAAGTCTATGTTATCTTGTGTTAGTATTTCTTTATCAACCCAAAATGTAGAAGCAGGATTATAATCTAACCATATATCACCAGATGTTCTAATTGCCATTTGGTAATAGCTTTCAAAATCTATATTGTTACACTCATTAACGTAAAGAATGTTACGCCTTGCACCTCTAAGTTTATCAGGTTGGTCTACAGAAAAGAATTCAATATAACTTCCATTTGCAAATGTGTACTTTAAAGTAGATTTATTAAATTGGTCATCATTATATCTACCTAATGCCATTATAATCTTTAAGAAATCTTTTAAAGCACCTCTACGCAAGTGTGGTATTGATTCAGATACTACACTTATTTCAAGCATTGGTTCTTTTATTGCTTTATCAATTAACAAAGGAAGTATTCCAAAAGTTTTACCTGCTGAAGTACCTCCTCTAATAACTTTAATACGTTGCTTTAAACGTGATAACTTCTTTATTGCAGTAGTTAATACAAACTCCATATAATAGTGTCTTAAATGTCATCAAAATTGATGTTAAAGATAGGTTGCTCATTTGTTACTGTAATGTCTTTTGTTTCTCTTGGTTTACCAGCATAGTAATTATAGAATAATTGAGTGAATTTAAAGTCTCCATTCTCTAATCCTTTTTCTAATGCCATAAATGCTATTGGTTCTAATGCCCCAAGTTTTTCAAGCAACTTTACTTCTTCTGCTTTTGATTTACGTCCAGCACTTTTGTTACCACCGTTGTATTTTCTTTTATCTTCCATAATCAAATAATATCATTATTGAATTAAAAATAAATAAAATCTATTATTGTTTATCTTTAAATCCATTTTTCAATCTCATTAAATTATTTGCTCGCTCTTTTATCTGTTTAAATTGTTCGTCAATTTGTTGTCGATATTCTTTGTCGGTAAAATTTAATTTTAAATTGTGTTTTGATTCGCATATTTCATTACAGTATAATGCGTCGGTAAATCCGTTGTTTATTACCTTACTGCAATTATTGCAAAGAGTAGCTCCGTTTCCGTTGTTAAATTTGTGGATTGGTTTTATCATTCGATTAATTTATTAATGTTAATGTTATGATGGTCGAGTATTTCATTTATTCTGTTTGAATAAGCATCTATTCCATCAAATACATCATTATTAGTGTTATCTGAATTTTCAAATATACGTTCTAAACTCTTACGCAATTGTAGTATATCAAATAAAGCACAAGCCATATCTAAAGACTGATTTGCCCTATTAAATTCTATTTGTTCTTCGGGTAAAATAAATGTTAATCTTGCTTCCATTATTCTGTTCCTTTTTTAATTAAATAATACCATAGCCAAATTAATTTTGACCTTATAAATTCATAAGCTAATAATACTAATATATATTTCATTCTTCATCTGGTTTATATTCCCAGAAGTATTCACATTCTAATCCTTTATTTGGAGGTTTACAAAAGTATGATTGTCTAAACTTACTTGGTTCTGCTTTATATCTATAACATATAGAATATAGTTCGCAGTTGTTTCCTGAACACATTGTTATATCTGGCATCTTAATTGTTTTTGTTATGTTCTATTACTTTCATATTCATATCGTAGATAGCTTCTAAACGTATTATCATTACATTGTGATGTTCTGTATCTTTTGTTTTATTAAGAAGGTTGTTTAGCCGTTCTATTATTTTGTATTCGTATGCTGCTTTTTCAAGTTTGTTTATTCTTAAATTACTTTCTTCTAATTCAATTTCTAATTCAGATACTTTTAAGTTTTTCTTTTTAATTTCTAATCTTAATTCTTCATTATCTTCTGTGTTTAATACATTTTCTTCATCTATTTCATTTGTTATTATGTTTCTTAAACTTCTTAAATCTCTATTAAACTTTTCATACATTTCATAATTATTTAAAGAATGTATTACTGTTGCGTGATTCTTATTTACTGATTCAGCTATTTCTTGTAATGTCATTTTAGGTTTAAAATGTTTTATCAAATAAAAATATAATGCCCTTGCTTCTATTATATTATGCTTTCTACTATTTTTAGAAACATCTATATCAGTTTCTTTTAATATTATTTCTTTTAATCTTTCTGTTATTTCCATTTTGTTTTATTTAAAGTATTCCTCTTAATACATATTGGTTTAAATCTATATCGCTATCTTCTCCAAAGAAGTATTTATAATTATCTATTCCTTGTTCAAGTTTACGTTTGCCTTTTTCATAAAATTCATCACTACATTCAAATATTCCAATGTCTAAACTTCCTTTGTCAATACAAACAAATACAAATTCATCTACATTAAACATTTCCCTGTAAAGATATGCTTGTAAATCATAACTGTATTTATCAGCTGAATATCTAAATTCATTTAAACCAGTAGTAGTTTTTAAATCTACAATCATATTGTCTTTTAATATATCTGCTTTTGCTCTAAATGGTATTCCGTTTATCATTGCTATTTCAGGTATTTCAAATTGTGCTTTAGACATATAGTGTACTGCTTCATCGTTTCTTAAAATTGCATCAGCTAAACGTTCTGCTGCTTTAATCTCATTTGTTGTATAAACTTCTTTACCTTCTGCTTTTGCTTCTTTGTATGCTTTTCCTGCTTTTGTTGCTACATCTACAATAGTTAATTCATCTATCTTATGTGGCTCTAAAATCATTGTGTGGAATAGTTTACCATCTCTTAAAGGTTGTGTTTCACTTTGACCGTACTTTGTAACGTACTTATAAGTTTTAGGACTTGATAGTACCATTTTAAGGCTTGAACTACTTAAAGCCTGTTTACCAAGATAACCGTAATAGAATGAATCATCATACATATTATCAATAAGTTCTTGCTTATCCCAAATCTTGTTGTCGAATGTTTTAATTTTTGTTTCCATTGTTTATTATTAGTTTTAGTATGTAATCGTATGTTGCTAATTCTCTTTCTGTACTATCAATCATTATCTTTAAATGGTCATCAGATGTTAAACTTTGTCCTGACATTAGTTCCCCAATATATTGGAATAATTCTCTATCTAATACTTGTACTTTAGATTGTATTGTAAAGTATGCAGCTTCATTCATATTCTTATATTGTCTAAATTGTTCATTGTTTCATCATAATTTAATACTTCTCTAATCTGTTGAGCATAAGCTTCTGATTCATTCCAATCTTTTACTAATGCTTCAGCAATTAATTCTAATTGTTTACGTACATAAACATTGTCTGTTGTTTTCATAACCTCTATACAGGTTTCTAATTTGAATAAAATTTGTAGTTTGTCCATTTTGTTTGTTTTTTAAATTGTTATACGCAAATGTAAACATTATTTGTTTATAAAAAACATTTTAACTAAAAATTAACATAAAAAAAAACAATCATTTCTGATTGCTTAATTTTAAATTAATAATTTTCCTATATACTTCATTAACTCTTTCGGAGTTTAATCCTCTATTATAATTGAATTTCATTATACGTTGGATTCTTTGTAATGCTGATTGTTTACTCTTTGTCATATTGTTTTAATTTTTCTAAATATAATATCATATCCATTGCTTCTTGTTGTGCGTGATTTAGCCATTCTAAACGTGTTAAATCTGTTCTGTCTAATGTAGTACCATATTTATTAATTCCTACGTTAGAACGTTGTTTAAATTGTTCTATTACTGATTCTACTATACTATCTTTCATTTACTAAATCTTTTAGAATGTTGTGTGTATAATTCCATAACCTTTTTAGATGCT